AGTCTGAGCTAGGAGAAAACTTAACAGCAAAGTTCAATAGATCAGCAAATCGACTACCGACTTCTGTAGTGTTCTTCCATTTTACAATTCCAACGGTGGCAGATGTAGTATCGTCATCGTACGTTACAAAAGATGACTTACCCTCAATTGCGCCCGTAATAGCCGCGGCATGTATAATCTCGTAGCCGTTGTCAATAAAAAACTTCATACACTGTTGACGGCGAAGACCGACACCAACGTCATCTTCACGATCATCTTTTAAAGGTGTTGTGACAACATTCTGAAGTCTTTCTTGGTTATATTCGAACTTGTCTTCGAACGAAATACTACGACCGCTTTGTATAGCAGTAGGAAATTCAACACGAGGCACAGAACCCAACACTAAAGGAATCTGCGAAGAGCAACCGTCAAGAAAAACACCAAACACAAATGCGCCAGACGTTAGTTGAGGAATACGACCAATGCCAGATGAGCCGCCTTCGGTTGTCGGTAACAAGACTTGTGCCCATGGCAGATCGCGCTCTGGTATTTCGTCTGTGACGGGATTGTGCACTCCGTAGATACGCACTTTCACGCGCCCTTCAAGACCTGCTGGCGGATGAGAGTTTACTACCGTACCGAAGAACCAGCGATAGTCATCACCGTAATACTCTTTTTGTATGGGTCTTAGTACATTCATAGTTTAAAGTTCCGAGGCAGATCGCCCAACTTAGTCAGTCGTAATACTGAAGTGTGCTTTTCGCTCACCAACTTATGATTTATAGCCAGTATTAAATAGTCACCAGATTTTCTCTTGTCGATTTGCTTCAGCGTGTCTTTGTCATCTCCCTCAACGTTTGAGTTGAGGAACAGTATTCGTATCTTTTTGCCGACTGGCACAGTTCCCTGGAAGAAAAGAGAGCCATTCATTCCAATATCAATGATATTCTTTTTCAGAATCATTCGAATGATCTTGTTCTTCACCTTCAGGCGCGACTCTATGATGGTGTTGTTGTCATCAAGAATCGAAGTTTCGTCATGATAACTCTTAAACTGATTGTATGTGCCGCTAGAGAATATTTGGTGTATGTGTAACGAGTTGTATTCGTCAGATAACTTACCGTTAATTTCTAAAGACGGATCAAAGATGCTCTGTATCGTATCTGGCGAAATGGTCTCTGTAGAATAAAATTCGTCAACGATGTCTCTGATTGTTACATGGCTGCCTACCACAACGCCTGTGCCTGCGTCGATGTTTGCATAGTACGATCCTATTGCACCATTCTCGTACATGGCTTGCGCGTTCTCAGAACCAGCTTCACGGAATGACATGATTTCATAATAAGGTCGTAGATTATCATCTGTGTCTGGTGCTGAGTTAATTGCCGCACTGTATCGCAAAGGCAGTTTGTCGTTAATTACATCCTCTTTTAGCAGACTGTCTAGATCAGACAGAATGAGACGATCAGCATACAAAGATGCGTACAGAAAGATCGGCGAGCCTGTGCGAGTCGTAGCACGGTCACGAATCCATTGAATCGCTTCTAGTGGACTCATGTAGGGCACTAGTATTTTTCGAATGCCTTGAATTGATCCTTCGAAGAATTGCGGCGTAACTTCTTTGCCTAACTCATTGTCAGCAATTGTTCCAATAATGTTTTCAAGAGTGTCTGTGTACGATCGGCTAAACTGTTTGATCGAGTCAACGTAGAGATGTTCTTCGACCAGATTGATCGAAAGCATCTCTGATCTTTCATTCATCTTTTTCGTATCAACGATCTGAGAGAAGAAGAAATACTTTATGACAATAGGCTCTTCTGGTTTTTCTGCATCACCTAAAACCAGCTTGAGTCTTTCTGTGCCTTGAATCGACAGAGTGTCTTTTAAGCCAAAGTCATCGATCAAAACAACATGACCATCGACATATGGCTTATACAGATTTTCATAAAAATTCAGTTCAAGGATATTACCACGAACGTCAACAACCTTATCTTCGTCTTTGACTGACGAAAGAATGATTGACGCTTCTAGTAGACCGAACTGAGATTGATTTTGAGCCATTAAACCCTCTCAAGCAATCGCTTAAATTCGCCCACTACTTTTTCGATGTACTCTTTTTTAATTACACGAATTTTTCTTGCTTCGGTGTTCTGTTGCTCAAGAAACTCAAGATTGGTAATAGGTATTTTTCCTAGACCTCCTACAGCGGAATCGGTCTGATAGAAGAAGTCAACCCAATTTTCTGAATCGTCTTCGTAGTGATGAATGCCTTGATACTCATATGCAATACCGCTCAAGGCATATAGATTTGTTCCGTCAGCATATGTTACGGCGCTTTTACCTGTGATATCACTGTCCGAAGAAATAGTCATTTCGCCTAGATCGACGTTCTTTCGAACAACAACGCCTTGACTGCCTTGCACTAACACGTCCTGTCCAACAGGATATAATTTTGCAAACGTTCTTGCATCTGCACTATCTCTTTCTTGAAACCCAAGCTTGGCTGTATAGTTCGGAAAAAGAGTGTTCTGAGCATATTCATAAAGTTGCTTCGTGTCTTTTGGCCAGCCAGTTTCACGAAGTCTTTCATTCATCAAAAAGAATGTCCAATCATACTCACTCTTGCCGTACAATTTATATGACAGCGTGTCTGGTCTATCTCCGTCCCGAATCTCATACTCGATGTATGCGCCTTGATCGTCGCGAATCGTATCAATCAACTCAACATATTGCGTCAACTTCTGAAAGAGTACGGGCTCTTCTTCATCACCAAATAAGTAGAGTACTTTCGGAAAATTTTCAAAGTAATTCGACATTAGTAACCTTCCCTAACCTTCGCTTTATCGAGCGCAACAATCTCTTGAAACGACAGCGAGATATCGACTTCGATGAATTGACCATCAGTGTGCATACCAGCCGCAGTAGCATTGAAAGAAGTCTGAATATCTCTCAAGTAACATCTCTGTATTTTAAACGCGGGATTTTCGCCAAATCGATTCTTGATGTCGATCTCAAACATATTAGGAAATTTGTAGCCAAGAGGCACGCCAGATTCACCAAGCGGAATCTTTTCAGGATATAACTCTTGTCGAAAGAACTTGACGATGTTTTTAATTTCTCGGGCTTCCTGTTCGTTGTTCGCAATCATTTTGAAAGCAAAAGCAAAGTTTCGAATGTTGACCTGAGAGAACAGTGTTCTTTGATTAGGCGCAGTGGCGATACGTGTCGCACTTCGTACAGCGGGCGACATTCCATCGAATGTATTACCCGCAACAGACGTACCCAGAATAGCACCGGGTCCTCGTCCAACAGCGGCACCGATCGCCGCACCTGTCGCTTCACCCACACCTTTCGCAATCGCTTGCGCGGCAAGGGCAGATGCAGTCGTAAGAAATTGTCCCTGCTGTGTCGCACCCGTAAATGGATTCTGCCCTTCTAAAGCACCTTCTAGCGCACCGCCAATCGTGCCTAAGTTCGCAGTCTCGTATTGAGCCGCATCAGACAATCTTAAGTCTCGCGGCAAGGGAAGAGTTACTTGACCAACTGTCTCACCACCACCACTATTCTCATATGACATTAAAGATTGTTCTACTTCTTTTTCTGCTTGAGCAATGTCTTGTTTTGTTTCTGCATCGACTCCTTCGTCAGCCACTGAAGCGGTTGCGCTTTCGTCATTTCTTCCCTGTGCTAATGTTTTTCCAACAGCCGCGGCGCCCTCACCAACAATACCAGTAGCAAGACCCGCACCAATACTGCCAGCAGTCAAGCCAAGTGGAGTCGCGTTGTATGCCGCACTGCCAATTCCTTTGAGCAGAGATGAGAATCCGCTACCAATCTTTTCTGCAAGATCAACACCATCAACTTTGATTGCTTTGAAAATAATACGAGCAGGATAGTTTGCAGAGAGAGTTAACGGATATCTGTATTTTCTGCTTGCTTCTAAGGCTTCAACTGAGGGATCAGTTGCCTGTTCATTTTCATTATCGGGCAAGGTTTCTTCTGCAAGAACAGTAGTTTCGCCTGCTGTATTAGGCTCTGCAACGCCAGCCGCTTGACGTATTTGCTCAGGTGTTAGCTTGTCACCTACTTTAACGTCATAAATATTTTCTGCCATTTGAAACACTCTAAATAATGGGTGAGTTGTTGTTCATCTATTTATAGAGTTTTTATGGCATATAAAGGAAAGTATCGAGTTAAAAACCCCACAAAGTATCATGGCGATCACACGAACGTAGTGTATAGATCATTGTGGGAAAAACATGCGTTCAAGTGGTGCGACGATAACTCTGAAGTAGTAAAATGGTCAAGTGAAGAAACCATCATACCTTATCTATATGAAGTTGACAAGAAGATTCATAGGTACTTTGTGGATCTAAAGATAGTCTATAAATCGGGGCGAACGATCATTGTGGAGATAAAGCCCGAAAAAGAAACGAATCCACCTGTCGGCAATCGTCGAACCAAACGTTACATCACCGAAGGCTACACTTATATTAAGAACATGAATAAGTGGGAAGCGGCGAATGAGTACGCCAAAGATCGAGGTTGGGAATTTCAAATCTGGACAGAAAAGACTCTTCAGGCTATGGGAATTATGCCTAAAGCATTGAAGCCTCTCAAACCTTACACGAGGAGAAAAAAGACGTATAAATAGACGCATGAGTAATCTATTTCAGACAGTAGAGCAAGAAGCGTTTCGTGCGGGCATTCAGCCACGTACCAGAGAATCACGTGCGTGGTTTAGGCGTAAAGTGCAGAACATGCGTAACATCAATCGACGCGAGTTGATGCGAGAAGATCCTATACAGTCAAAAGCAAAGTCTGTGTCGGGTTCGATGTACATGTTTTTCTATGACGCAAAGCACAGACAGACGCTTCCATATTGGGATTCGTTTCCTTTGATCATTGCAGTGGGACCAGCAGAAAAAGGTTTTTATGGTATGAACCTTCACTACCTGCCTATCCCGCTTCGTGCTAAGTTTCTCGATGCTCTCATGGACATTACGAACAACAGTAAGTATGATGAAACGACCAAGTTCGAAGTGTCATACGAATATTTGAATCGAGCCGCGAAGTTTAAATACTTCAAGCCATGTTTCAAGCACTACTTGACAACTCAAGTTGAAGGTAAGTTAGCCTACGTTCCACCACCTGAGTGGGAGATTGCGACATTCTTACCCGTTGCGCAATGGAATAAGAGTTCTGCTGGTCAAGTCTACAAAGATTCACGGAGAATAATGAATGCTTAAGTCAGGATCAGTTGAAGAACTAAAGGGTGTTGTCACGGGCGGCAGAGGCTTTGCCCGTACGAATCTGTATTATGTCTATTTACCGACGTTGACTCCAAAGCAAGGCACTTACGATTTTGGTGTTTTGTGTAGTAGCGTAACGTTGCCTGCGCGTCAGTTGTCAAGTATCGAGCGAGTACTAGGTCCTACACAGCAATCCGTTGTTCACGGATTCGTAAACCCTAACGTCACAATGTCGTTTCGTATTCTAAACAATCAGAAAACACGAGACTACTTCGAAGGCTGGCAAGCACTGGCTATGCAACAATACGATGACATTGAAGGACGCTTTGAAGTCAACTATCCAGATCGATATGCCAAGAACGTTCAGATCCATCAATTAGAGAAAGGCGTCAGTTATCCAATCCTCGACAGAAATGTCGAACTTGGTCCCGTCAATCTAAACTTTGATCTCGATCTTGGCACACCTCTTGAAAAAACATACACGTGGACATTAGATCGTGCCTATCCTGTAAGTGTCACGTACGAAACATTATCAGACCAATCTCAGAATGAGATTAGTCAGGTGAACGTAGAATTTGCTTATCACTACTGGTACGGTGAAAGCAGAGATCCGAAGAATAAAATTCAGAAAGCAATCACTGGAGTTTTAGGAACAATCGGCGCAAATATTTAATGGAGAATTAAATCATGGCATTACCCGTATTGAATGATACACCCAAGTACGAGTTGGAGATTCCTTCTACAGGACGACCCATCAAGTTTCGACCGTACCTGGTCAAAGAAGAAAAAGTTCTAATGATGGCGGCTGAGACGCAAGATGGTACTCAGATGATGAACGCTATTTTAGACACCATCAAAGCCTGTGTTCAAGGCGACTGCAAAGTCGAAGAGTTGACCACATTTGATCTAGAGTACTTGTTCATCAAGTTGAGATCGAAGTCTGTGGGTGAAACGTCTAACATCATGCTAGCCTGTAAGTCCTGCGAAGCACAAAACGAGCATACGATCAATCTAGAAGAG